ATGACGTTAAGTCTGCATCTGATTGGTCTTACCGTAACAAGTTTGCATCTTATGAAACACTCGCACAGGGTGATTCGTTTGGTTATGTATCACAACTCGCAGGCTATGCTCGTGCCGCAGATAAGAAAGCAGGTGGTTGGTGGGTTGTCAACAAGGCCAACGGTGAGTTTAAGTATGTCAAAGCAAACATACATCTTGATGAAGAGATTAGTAAGATTCAAAACACCGTAGATGTTATAAAGGATAATACCTTTAAGCGTTGCTTTGAGCCTGTACCTGAGACATGGAGAGGTAAAGAGACAGGTAACATGGTACTGAACGACAACTGTAGGTTCTGCAGTTACAAGTTCTCTTGTTTCCCTACACTACAGGAGAAACCTGCTAAGTATTCACAGGCTAAAGAGCCAAGGATGGTGTCCTATGTCCATGAGAAATAGTAAACAGTTCATAGCGGCACGTAAGTATGGGTATCGCAGTGGTCTTGAACACAAGATTTCATTAGACCTTGAAGAGAGGCGAGTAAAGTATCTCTATGAGAAGGTTAAGATTGAGTGGGAAGACCTCTGCTATCGCAAGTACACACCAGACTTTATACTGAACAACGGTATCATCATTGAGAGTAAGGGTTTGTTTACTGCGGCTGACAGGAGAAAGCACCTTGCAATACAGAAGCAGCATCCAAAGCTAGACATACGTTTTATCTTTGAGAATAGCAGACGCAAGCTACGTAAAGGGTCTAATACCATGTACTCTAATTGGTGTGAGAAGCATGGGTTCTTATATGATACTCGTGTGATACCTGAAGCGTGGGTTAAAGAGAAAGGAAAGCATTCATATCCTAATATTATAGCTTTCCCTAAAAAGAAAGTGAGGGTATGATATGGAAGAAGAAGAAAAGATACTAGTAGAGTGTAATCCTGAAGACTTTATAATTAAAATATCACCTCGACTCAAGGGTAAGGCTTGGGCAGGGGAGGTTAACGTAAGTATTGTTATAGCAGATGATATGTTTTTTAATGATGAAGACTATGCTAACCTTTTACATTTCTGTAGAATGATAACTGCCACAGTGCCTATGATGGAAGAGATGAAGACATTCAGAGAATTAATTAACGACTATGCATTGAATGAGCTTGACAGAGAGGAACAAGATGTGGTAAAACCTAGAGTACTGTCTCGCAAGGATAATGTTGTGAGAGTTTCGTTTAACCCTAAACTAAAGGAGGTAAAGAATGAGTGAAGATATGGTAAATAGTCCACCGCACTACAATCAAAAGGGTATAGAGTGTATAGATGCTATTGAAGCGGCTACAGACGATGGCTTTCAGTACTACCTACAAGGGAATATACTCAAGTACATATGGCGATACAGATATAAAGGCGGTAAGGAAGACCTTGAGAAAGCTCAGTGGTACTTGACAAAGCTTATTGATGTAGTAAAATGAGGGTCAAGGTATTCTTAACTCTTGACATAGATGAGGATGAATATCCTGTACCTGTCGATGGTGAAGTGTCACAGGAAATAGAGGAAGCTTTCAGTGCATACATATATGATATTGATGGCTTGGACATAAAAACAATTAACGTATTAATGGAGAATAAATAATGAGCTTACCTACAGATTACCAAAACTTTATAGCCACCTCTCGCTATGCTCGTTGGTTAGATGACGAACAAAGAAGAGAAACATGGGAAGAGACAGTTAATAGATATGTTAATTATATAACCCATAAAGAAGAAACTATGGATACATTAAGAAAAAGCACAAGTATGTGGTCTTCTATGAAAGCTGAGTTACGTAATGCCATAACTAGGCTAGATGTTATGCCTAGCATGAGAGCATTGATGACTGCAGGACCTGCGCTTGAGCGAGACAACACAGCAGGATATAACTGTAGTTACCTGCCTGTAGATGACCCTAAGTCTTTTGATGAAGCTATGTACATACTACTGTGCGGTACAGGTGTAGGCTTTTCTGTCGAGAGACAGTACGTAAACAAACTACCTGAAGTGCCAGAGCATTTGTACAATTCCGACACATGCATTGTTGTCAAGGACAGCAAGGAAGGTTGGGCAAAGTCCTTTCGCATGCTAGTAGCCTTATTGTATGCAGGAGAAATACCGTCTTGGGATGTGTCTAAGATTAGACCTGCAGGAGCTAGGCTCAAGACATTTGGTGGCAGGGCAAGTGGGCCTGCACCTCTTGTGGATTTATTTAACTTTACCATTAATATGTTTAAGGCAAACACAGGCAAGAAGCTATCTAGCTATGACTGTCATTCTATTATGTGTAAGATAGGGGAGATTGTTGTGGTGGGAGGAGTGCGTAGGTCAGCCATGATTAGTTTGTCTAACCTTAGTGACATACGTATGCGTCACGCTAAGTCAGGACAGTGGTGGCAGGATGCGCCACATATGGCTCTGTCTAATAACTCTGTAGCTTATACAGATAAGCCTGATGGTGAGACATTCCTACGTGAATGGACAGGATTAGTTGAGTCTAAGTCAGGTGAGCGTGGTATCTTTAACAGGATTGCTGCTAAGAAACAGGTAGAGAAATATGGTAGGAGAGATTCTAACTTTGACTTTGGTACAAATCCATGCAGTGAGATTATCCTTAGACCTTATCAGTTCTGCAATCTCACAGAGGTTGTTATCAGAGCAGGTGACACAAAGGAAACACTGAAGCACAAGATAAAGCTTGCTACCATACTAGGTACAATACAGTCTACTCTCACAGACTTTCCTTATCTACGTAAGGTGTGGAAGAAGAACACAGAAGAAGAAAGACTGCTAGGTGTATCTCTTACTGGCATCATGGATTGTCCATTGACTAATGGTACATCTAATAAAAATACTCTTTTATCACATGTGCATCTTGAAGACCTATTACAGGAGCTACGAGAGGTAGCAGTGGATACAAATAAAGAGTGGGCAGAGAAGCTAGGTATACAACAGTCAACGGCTATCACATGCGTCAAGCCTAGTGGCACAGTGTCACAGCTTGTAGACAGTGCATCTGGTATTCACGCTAGACATAGTGAGTATTACATCAGGACTGTACGTGGTGATAACAAAGACCCACTTACACAGTTTATGATTGAACAGGGTGTACCATACGAGCCTGACATTACAAAGCCTAATGACACTACTGTGTTTAGCTTCCCTATTAAGTCACCTACAGGATGCATCACCAGAAACGATTTAACAGCCATACAACAGCTTGAGATGTGGATGATATACCAAAGGCACTGGTGTGAGCATAAGCCTTCAGTGACTATTACTGTGCGTGATGATGAGTGGATGGAAGTTGGTGCGTTTGTATTCAAACACTTTGACGAGATGTCAGGTGTGTCATTTTTACCACACTCTGATCATACTTATCAACAAGCACCATATCAGGACTGTACAGAGGTTGAATATAATGCTATGTTAGATAAGTTCGTCTATGATATAGATTGGTCACAGCTTGCAGAGTATGAGAAAGAAGATACTACAGCAGGCAATCAGACCTTTGCTTGTTCAGGTGACGTTTGTGAAATAGTAGATATAGGAGCATAGATATGAATGTAAGACAAAGAAAAGGACTAGGTAAGTATGACGCACCTCTGAAGATACAGCATCAGAGAGGCTTTAAAGATTTCTACAGAGGTAGAATACTAAACCCCTTCAACAGTAGAACAATGCAGCATCGTGAGTGGGAGCGTGGCTTTAACGATGCCTATGCCCACAACTTAAAGAAGGTACAGAAATATGAACTCAATAGAGCAAGAGGCTAAACAATTTATGCAAGAAAGGTATGGAAAAATGGAAATGAATGAATATCAAAAGGTAGCTGTTACGACAGCTATCTATCCTGCACAGCACAAGATACTCTATCCTGCATTAGGATTAGCAGGAGAGGCAGGAGAAGTTGCCAACAAGGTTAAGAAGATAATGAGGGATGGTGTGGACAAGATGCCTGATGATTGGAGGGAACAGTTAGCGTCTGAGATAGGAGATGTGTTGTGGTACTGTGCGGCATTGTCAGAGGACTTAGGTTATACACTAGGACGTATAGCTAAAGAGAATGAAGCTAAGTTATCTAATCGTAAGAAGAAGGGTACAATACATGGGAGTGGGGATAAGAGGTAGGTTTAATCGGACATAAAATCCCAAGCTCCGTCTTCCCTTAGATCTCTATCATCTCCATAAATTTCTTTGTACTTTTGTTCTTTGTATTTTCTGTCTGAATATTTTTGTGTCATGTAGATTGCTTGTAGTATTCGTTCAAGTTCTTCCTCTGTTGTAGCACCTGCAGGATCTAGTACTTGATTCCTAGCAAGCGTTTTAAATCTATTAATCTGATTTTTTAACATATGCTTTTTGCCTATGTCAGATTTTTCATCTCTATATTCATCTGAAAAAATATAGTTAGCAACTTCTCTTTCTACATACTCTCCCATAGCTTGCAAAGCATCATTAGATAATTCTTGATCACCCTTTACTCTTTTAGGTAACAACTCTACATAATCTAATTGTAATCGTGCTATTTCTTTTTCAATAAAAGTCTTTTCCTCTCTGGGTGTAAGACCTGTAATTTGTTTAAAGAAAGGATGGTATCGCTTGACTCCTGAACCTCTAGTAGGACTAGCCAATCTATCTCTCTCTGTGTATAAAGAAAAATTCTCTGAGTCTAAACCTGCGGCTGTACCCAAATCGGACACTGCATCCATAGGCAAGGATCGTGTTGTCTGTTTAAAAAAGTATTCCCAAAAGTTTACATCAGCGTTACTTTTTAAAGTTCTGTATTCTGGAACAAAAGAACCTAATATATCGGTAAATACTCCTGCTCCTACAAAGAATGTATTAAAGTAATTACCTAGAAATTTAGCTAAGCCTCTTTCTATGTCAACATCTGTATTTCCACCCTGTATTTCATTCATTATCCCATCAACAATATACAAACCTGTACCTGCTCTACCAAATGAACCTGTTATAGCTTCTACAGATTCACGAAACCCTAGTACTCTTGTTCTAGCTACGTTTTCGTTACCATGCCACTCTGGTTTTAGTCTGTAAATTACATCTGCAGCTAATGCATAAGGAGCAAATGGTCCTAGCATAGCTCTTGCATCAAACGTACCACCTGAGTTTGGATCTTTATATTCATATGCAGTAGTGTACTCATCTCCAAACTTTACCCTAGCTTGATACATGGTGTATAACAGAGCCATTCCTGAAAGAGATTGTGCAATAGCCTCTGGAGATAAATCAAAACTATTTATAGCAGGATTACCGTCCTTACCTACAAGAGCAGTTGATCTGTTTCTTATACCACCCCAATTATACATACCAAGAATAGGTGCATGTTTGTACATGAATTGAAATGAGTTAACCATAAAGCGAGGAAATGGTACAAAAGAAGACCCAAACACTGTTGAACCAAACTTTATAAAGTTGTCTGCCATTAAATTAAAGTTACCTTCAACTCCCCTAAAGCCACCTCTTTGATATGTAAAGTCTAGTGCTTCTTCCATAGCCAGTGCTATATCTTTTGTTCTAAGTCTGTTGCCATATCCCTTCTTTAATAGATCATTAAGGTTATTGTACGCTCTACCTTCTACCTGTAAGGGATTAGAACGTAGTGCCTTGTTTAATTCTCTTGTAAATATAGCTCTTTTAAACATATTATCGCTCATGGTATTAAGACCATTGAAGAATCTAACAGGTTTAAGTAATCCTGTTTCTGCACCTGTTATTTCTCCTATGTCAGCTAATTCTCTAAGCATCTTGGATACTTGTTTATTATAGCCAAATTCTTCTGAGCCTAAAACTTTAAACAAGGCAGTTGTAGTGGTGCTTTCTAAACCTAACCCCATGTCTTTTAACCAAGCAGAATCCCAAGCAGTTCGCATCTGAGCCTTACCCAACTCTACAGAAGCCTGTGCGTGTCTGAGTAAATCCTCGTCTGAGCCTGCCGCTAATTTTTTAACAGAGCCTGTTGTTGCATTTATTAATCCTGTACCTAGATTATCTAAAGCATACACATAGTTTCTCATATAACCATTAGTTGTGTTTCTTACTGTGGTAGCTAACTGTATAGTCATAAGACCTACTCTACCCTTTACAAAAGCCTCATTTATAAAGTGTCTTGTTCTAGAGAAGTGACCATTTCTTGTTTCTTTGTTTAGTATTTTTCTATATTCATTTGTTAATCGTCCATCAGCCTGTAATGCATCATCTAGCTTGTTTAACTCATCCACCTTTCTAATATAAAATTCTCTTTGTTTACTCTTAGATAGCTTACCCATCTGACCTAACATTGTACCTGCTTTACTTATCTCCGCAGCAAACAGAGGACCAACATCCTCCCAGTTAATATTGTAGTCCGTCATAATTTTATTTAGTTTTACTTTAAGAGTGTCATCAACATCATCTAACAAAGCTCTAGACAACCTAGAAGTAAATCTTTCTGTAGATCCTTTAGCTGCATTAGGAAGATCACCTATAATACTATCCATTTCAGTAGCTGCGGCAGCGATGTTTTGCATAGCTTTTTCATCAAAGGTTAATGGTATACCCTCTCCCTTTGCTAACAGTCTATCTTTATATAACCTTTTACCTGTCTCTAGTATCTCAGGTATGGTTTCTTTTAGCCCTAATTTGTTTTCTTCTCTAAGCTTTTCTACTCTAGATTCTTTTAGTATAGTTTCAAACTGTTTAGCTAAGTCTGCTTTTTTATTATTAGCATTAAATAATTTACTAGTTCTAACCTTATGTACTACTTCAGAACGAGCCTTTAATTTCTTTTGGTTTATTCTTAATATTCTTTCTGACGCAAGATCTCTTTTAACTCCTTGAATTGAGCCTGCACCAGTTAACACTCCAGATGTTACAAACGAAATGCCTCCTGCCAATCCTACATTAGTCATGTCTACTTCATCTTTTTGTCCTGTTTCTACACGAGTTTTTTCTTGGGCATAAACAGTACCTGCGCCTGCAGTTGTATCTACAGCAACAGGATATGCGGCTTTCCTTGCAACATTTTTTAAATGTCTGCCTTCTGTTAATAGTTTTCTAAGGGAAAATTTAAGAGCCTGCTGAGAGGCTAGTGTGCCTGCTTTAGCTGTGCCAAATGAAAAGAGGCTTGCATAAGTGGACGGTGCAGATAAGATACCTTGGGCATAATCTACGTATGCTTTTGTACCTAAGTCCATACCCATGCGGTCATAGGTTTGCATAAGTCTGCCCATACGATCTTTACCGTCCTGATCTAAATCTTGGGCATATATTAAATCTTTTATGGCAGTGACTTCATTTACATTTTGAAACCTAAAGTGTTCCATAAACTGATCATATACTAATTCATTGTCTTGTAGCTCTTCTGCTGTGTAGTTTTCTCTAGATATAAGAAACCCACTAGCGTCATTAATAAAGTCTTCATCTGCTAACAACTTTTCTTTCGTCAAGTTGTCTTTATGATACATATGATATAAAGGTTCTGTCATATTAAAATGAAGCTTTACCTGCTATTTTTTTAGCGAGTTCTAGGCTTTTAGTATCATCAAATCCTTTTTTCTTTAGCGCATCTTGAAGCCTTTTAATATACTCTTGTTTTTCTGTATCATTGTCTTTAGGACCTGCACCATTATTAAAGCTTTTGAATACAGCCTGAATCTCAAGATCATCATAAAAACTTTTCAATTCTTGAGATACTTTATCATCCCTAAACGCATTGTCAGGGAATATATTGTTTGCATAATTAGCAGGGTCAGAACCGCCTCTTGTTGTATAAGGGTTTATGGCTGAAGTAAAATCACCGTTATCATTTTTAGCATAGCTAAAGCCACCCATATCTTCATCTACTCCCTTTACACCAGACATAATTTTAGGTGTTGTGTATATAAGTTTATAGTTACTATTAATAGAGTTGTTGACATAAAAATCAATATCTACTGCAGATGCTCCATCCATTTTAGCACTATTTACTACCTCTAATATATCCATAGCTTCAGCCATCAATATCCTTTTTTGAAGTTGGTCTATACCTACTCCTGTAAACAGTCCATCTTGATACATTGTTTCTTTTGCACTGCCCATCCAATTTATTGCTAGTCTCTCATAAATAGTAACTAGATATTTATCTTTTTGTGGCTGTGTCAAAGGCTTTCTATCTCCTGCTTCAATGGCTACCATAATTGCGTCATTGTTTGCTTTGTTTTGTACTATTGCAGCTTCTTTTAAAAGCTCTGGATTGTTTTCATAAAATCCTCTTTGTTTTAATTGAAAAGATACATTAGTATGATACACTTGTGATTTTTTAAAGTCATCTGGAGCATACAATTCCCATTCTCTAACACCTCTAGTATCGTCAGTATATACAGGATCAAGTAGTTTCATTTCACCATAGTTTGTTTGTATGCCTGCAGCACCTAACATTGCTTCTGTTTCTCTTCTTACATCATCAGATATATCATCATCAAACAGTTTCATTAAACCTGTAGGTTCTATCTTAGCATCTGTATATATTTGTGATGGAGCAGGTATAAGGCTCTTTGCTAGTTTATCTAGGGTTATGGTATTATTAGGATCACGAACTAACCCAACAATTTCTGCAGCACTTCTTACCTTACCAGTTTTTTTAGATAAGCTATTTATAAGGTCAGCTTTTTCTTTAGCTCCTTCTAGTCCATACTCATCTACTAGGTA